TAACTTCAGCGAGATTTGCGTCAAAATTACTTTCGTCTTCCGACACTTCGTCAAGCTCTGGATCTCCAATGAGAACTTCGTCGTTATCAATCTCTTCAACTTGTAAATCATCGAGGGGCGTACCCTCGGCAAACGGTGCTAATTCTGTTTCAATAGGAATTGGTGACCTAGCCATACATTGTCATCCTTCTTTGCTCAGGGTACTCATCGTATTCTTCATCGTCAGAATGCGTCACAAACCAACCTTTTCTCAACCTTAACCAAGCCTGAGTGCATGTGTCAACAATGTCGTCATTGCCACCTGCTGGGAAGGCCGAACATATATCTATTAAATCCTTAGCCCACTTTCTATCTGAAGGAAAGAAAATTCTTCCGTCTTCTAGCAGTGCGGAACTTGCGTGCGCCCTGGCTTGCTTGTCTCGATCTGGGGAATACTCAAGCACTGGAATGCCAGCCATGCGTAAATCTTGCAGTAGAGATTGACCTGATGCCTTCTTCTCGATCAGCACTGCGTCAGGCTCCCAATCTTCGTAAGCCTCCTGAGCAATTCGTCTTAGGTCAGGATAGCTGACCCTATCGTACCACATCTCCAAGACAATCACGCTCATCAATCCCCTGTGCTTAAATACACCCCAAGTTGTTCGAGCTGAGTAGTCAGCGGATTCTTTTGTGCTGAACGCTGTATCCCAAGACTGAATAACATACTCAATGTCTGGCAAGTCTTGTTTCTCCCAGGGAACCCACCACTCGGCCTTTAAAATACCGCCACCCTTGGGTGCAGGTCTCTGCTGGAGCTGACCAGCACTTGCGTAGCTTCCAAGTGACCTCTCCAAGTTACCCAACGTCTTTTCATCGACACGCTGAGGCCAGAGCAGCTCACCCTCGGAAGTTCTGGGATCTGTAAAGCCTAGAGATGATTTGCTTGGCGTTGGGTGACCTATCTCGTATCGAGCTGGCAACATCAGGTGATCCCACTCATCCCCCATCTCGTTTGCCAAAATATGGCCTGTCAAGTCATTTTCGTGTACTCTCTGCATAATTATAATAAATGCGCCAGTCTTGGGGTCGTTCAGTCGAGTCTGCATGGCCTGATCCCACCAGTCCAGTACACCTTGCCTGACAAGCGAAGATTCACTTTCCCTGACGTTGTGTGGATCATCAATAATAATTATATCGCCACCCTCACCAGTTAACGCACCGTCAACCGACGTGGCAATCCTAGCTCCGCTCTTATCGTTCTCAAATCGTTGTTTTTGGTTTTGATCTGACGTTAGGTCAAAAACATGCCCAAAGTGGTCTTGATACCACTGGCTGTCGAGCAACCGACGACATTTAACGCTATCCCTGATCGACAGAGAGCTTGCGTAGGATGCGTAAAGGAATTTCTTGTCTGGTTGCCTTGCCCAAGTCCAAGCTGGCAGTGCCACGGCAACTGAGATCGACTTCATGTGTCTTGGCGGTACATTGATGATTAATTTCTTGATGTCACCCTCGACAACTGCCTGGAGGTGGTCAGATATTGCGTCGATGTGCCAATTGTTTACAAAAGGTTGGGCTGGCTCAATACTAGGCCAACTAGCCTTCGTAAACTCCCTCAATGATCTGCGGTACTTCTCCGCTCTCACTTGTTCTAGGGTTAGACTGCTCAAATACCTGTTCAAGTTGTTGAAGTTGTTCATTTGGAATCCCAGTTAAATCTATGACGTGCCTCTGCTCTACAGTTGACTGCACCTCCTGCTTATCAACCCACCCTGCTCTGTTTTTCAAATAGAAAATCATGGCAGTATTATCCTTGTCCACCGTGGCCTTTTCATACAGGGCATTGGTTACATTTGCGATACCCTTGCCTCGACCTCTTTTTATCGCATCGGAAAAATCGGAATATTCGTTTTGTTTATCAAACAAAGTTGCCTTGTGAATGCCCAACACAAGAGCGATCTGATCGACAGTTAAGCCTTGTGCAGCTAGGTTTTCCACCTGTTCACATACTTCTGGAGTGACCTCAAATCTTGGCCTTCCTACTTTTCTTTTTTCTTTACTCATCCCTGAAACCTTTTCTCAGTGGTTAACCGTAGTTTTAATATACACATATTTACGCAAAAAAAAAGCCCCACCGAAGTGAGGCTCTTTCTCTCAGGGAATTAAATTCAGTCATATCAATTTCTCTACTGCATTTTTAACCATTTTATCCTCCACAAGATCATATATTTTTTTAACCAGCTTTGGATCAGAGTCGGAATATTTTTTTTTAAAAACAAACCTATCCACTGTAGATGCATCATCGACCATATATTCTAAATATCTTTTTCTAGATTGTCTGTTTATATTTAAAAATTTTATTTTTTGTTTTTTTTCCAAAGATGGAAAATTAGACAAATACATTTTGTCTACACCATAAATTTTTGCCAACCAATAAATAGTAGATCCATTTGTTCTAGAAGATTTTCCTTTTTCAATTGATTCAAGTTGTTTTGTACTTAAAGAATAATTAAATTCTTTTAACTTATCACAAACAAACTTTCTTGAAAATTTACATTCTTTTCTTACTTCCAATAATCTTTCTGGATGATATTTAATTAATGTTCCTGACCAAAGTTTAGGCACTGATCTTAAAAAGTCTATTCGTTTAGAATTATTTAATTCATGATTATTTGAAGATAAATGAGCTTCTTCTAAAGCTCTCAATATCATGTCATTATCAGCCATATCAACCCCAATCCTTTTTACTCTGCATAAACTCTGTAGTTATTCGGAACTCTTCTATCTCACTCATTTTAAAGTCTCTATTATTTTCCAAGGTAACGTGATCAACATCTAAGCTGATAATTTTTTTCCATTTTCCAGCCCAAAGATTAACATTTTGTTTAATCTTGGCCTTACCAATGTAAGGCTTCCAAGTTGAATTTATTTTGAGATGAGAGTTAATCTCCTGATAAAATTTAGATTCAGCCATATCAACCCCAATCCTTTTCGTCATCCTGACCGTTGTAGGCAGTCAGGTATGCCTCGATTTGACCTTTTGTCATTTGATCTCGCTCCACTCTATTTGACTGGTATGCGTAACCAACATAGTAATGTGGCTCTGGTCTCCTTCCGTAGTAGGCATCTACAGAGCCTCTCTCGGTAGCTGAAACTATTGCATGTGATGTCATCCTACCATTATCCTTCTAAAAACAACCTCACCAGATGGATCGCTGTAAGTCACAACTTCCTTCTGTGAGAACTCAAGGTCATCAAGTACATTACTATCACGCAATAGATTTCCGTCAAACTCATCATTTGTCTTTATGTCATGCAGTGATAATATTTTACTTGGTGCGTCACCATAACCTTCAACCCACTCCACAAGAAACTTCTTATTTTTATCTTGAGTCATTTTATTTCTCCCCATCCTAAATAGTTTTTTTGATCTACATTTTTTTTGATTATTGCGATAAGAATTTTTTCAGTTTTACTGGATACTTTTCTTTCACATTTTTTCCCATTAGGTAATTTGCTTTTAAAAAAATTGTATTTCTTTCCACTGTAATTAGTGCCGACAGTATGATACCAACCTTTGTATTCAGAACCATCAAACCCAATACATTCTATTTTTAAAACTAAATCTTTACCTTCATTAAATTCACTTAAATTTCGTCCATCGTATATTTTTTTTACTTCCATTTTATTTCTCCCTAAGTTAATGGGGAGACTAAGCTCCCCAATTTATTATCTTCTAAAATCTTCTATATTAAAATCTTTAGCTTCTTTTACTGCCTCTTCAAAAACTGTAAAAGGATCTCTTCCTGATATTGTTTTATAACCTTCTATTGTGGCTTTCACTCCGTCACCTAAAAATGCTGTCACAACTCCGACACTCTCGTAATCATAACCATTCCAAGTATACTTTATATCCCAAGCTGGCGTACCCTCATCCCACTCTCCAGATGCACCATCTAATACTCTCTCAAATTTAAACTTTGGTGAAACCTCAGAACCTTTTATATTAATGTAACCCATTTTATTTCTCCCTGTTGATATCTAGTATATAATAGCAATCACTAGCAGATACAAGAGGTAAATGTAAAATAAATAAAAAAAAAGACCCCCACCTAAAATTAATTAAGTGGAGGCCAATTCAGCTCAGTGTCTTAGGGAGAAACACATGATATCAAATTAAGGCGGTTGATATCACTCTGAGCTAACCTCGGAGGCTAGGGCAAGATATGCCGCACCATCCATCGAGCTGTCTTCATCTGGTTTGTACGCCAATCTCGAAACTTTTAAAAGGCTCATCATGACACAGGCATCGTGCGGTGATATATCGACACCAGTGTAAGCTGACCACAGTGCGGCTAACTTCTCGAAACTTTCTTGAGGCTTTCCATACTCAGACTGCCTCGCACCATCCACAATCATTGCCGCATCAACTAATAACTTACTCGCTCTCGCCATTTTTCTTTCTCCTATATTGTTCTGGTAAATGCTCTGAGCAATACCAAGTTCCTAAATGTTTTCTCTTGAAGTCCACGCCAACCCCATGCCCAGCGTTGACATCTCCGCACACTGAACAGGGATGCCAAAATATTCTAGAACCCTCCAACCCCTTGAGACCTCTAAACTTCGGCCTCCTGTACTCTTCCTCGTCACCCATATGAGCCACCTTTTTTCGATCATGATGAATATATATGAATACCTATAGGTAATTCATATTATTCATACATTGTATGATTTGCTTATGAAACGTGTATGAAATGTATGAAACGCATTTATAAGTCATTGTTTTTATTATATTTAATTTTTCATACATTTTCATACTTTTCCTTCTTTCGACAACAGCCAGATTTGACCCAAATTCATACAGATAAAGTCATGTGAAATCAGTGCCTCGATTGTCTGTCTCCACGCTGTTCTTGAGTTCGCTCCAGTGAACTTTCCCTTGAAGTGTTCGTAGATTTGATCCTCTGGAATAACCCAGTAAGTGTGTGGCTCAGGCCAGCCAGTTCCACCCTGATTTGGTGTGCCAACCTTATCTGCCCTGAGTTGCCTGAAGCACTCAATGAACAGCTTCTGGTTCTTACCCTTTGGCTGTTTCTTTCTGGCGTCTTCAAGTTCAGTCTCGTCTGCCTTCTCGATCACACAAGTTGTGATGTCATCACCGTCGGGATCTGTTCCAAGGATTGCCACATTTAATTTAAAGCTAAACGCAGCTCCCCCCTCCAAGTCTCTCTGCTTTGTTGAGAGTGCAGTGCGAATGCCTGAACCCTCGTCAACCTCAAGCTCTATCTCCGTATCCAACGCACCTCTCAGTGCCGACGATCCCCTCGCACCCCGACTTGTATCCTTCCCAGAGTGATGCACAATCATCAGGTGCGCCCCAGATATATTGCGGAGCAAGTCACAGTTCTTAATGAATTGAGACATATCCTCCGACGTGTTTTCATTTGCACCAGCCATTGCACGACTGAGTGTATCCACGACAATCATGGCAATCTCACCTTTCTCATCCCGAATCTCATCACACAGCTTCTCCAGTGTGGGTAAATCAACTTCCGTGTTAAACAAGTCAACTGGGCTGGGTCTCACGGCAAGTAACGCATTCTCATCACCGTAATGTTCCTTGAGGGCAAACACCCTGTTCCTGAAACTATTGCCACCCTCAGTTGCAAGATAAAGAACAACACCCTGGGTTATTCTATTGCCGTTCCACTCCCGACCAGTGGCAATGTGCCAAGACATATCTAACGCTAGGAACGACTTACCAGTGTTGGATGAGCCGTAGAGACAGCTCAGTTGATTAGATCCAAGCCAATTCTTTATGAGATAATTATTCGTGAGGATTGGCTCTGCATCGTCAGCCCAGAACACCTTGTCCTGATATCGCTTTGGTGTCAGTGCATCAATCACAGCCTCAGCTCCACCACGCACCCAGACATCATTGAAGTCCATATCCTTTGGTGGGAGGAGGTAACTGACA